AGTTCCGCTTCTAATGAATTGACCGAAGCTCTTAGAAAACAGTCGGAAATATCCCAGACTGTGACAAAACGTATAGAGGAAAAGTTGAATGCAGAAAAGCTTTCAACTGCTGAAATCAAGAAACTTACTAAGGCGAGCGCTGATAATGCTTCTTCTTTAGAAAAAAGTGCTAAAGCAGAAGCCAACTTAACCAAAGCTCAAAATGCAGGTAATAGTACTCGTAAGAAAACTGTATTGACAGAGGAAGAACGGTTAAAGCTCATTCGGACAGCTATCACTCTAACCAATCAGGAAGTACATAGTAAGGCACAAGCAAAGGAAATGAATAAGCAGCTGCAAAAGGCTGTAGATGTATTGAAAGATACTGATGAAAACTATATCCGGACTCTTGCACGCCTTAACTCCACAATAGGTATTAATACCGATTATGTGAAACGTAACTCCGACCGGTACACACAACAAAAGATGACAGTAGGTGCATATCGGGAAGAAATCAAAGCTGCTATCATTGAATTAGAGAATGGCAATAGATCTATGAAAAACATGGGTATTATTGCTCGAAATTCCGGTTTGATGCTTCAACAGCACATGGGTAAAGGCTTGAGTCAAGTCGGCATGGGGTTAAAAGGCATAGCTGCTGGATATATTGGTGCACAAGCTGTTGTTACAGGTGTTGTTGCTTTATTCACCAAATTACGTGAAGGGGTTGGGGATATCGTTAAGTTTGAATATGCCAATAGCCGTCTTGCAGCTATATTAGGTACTACTTCAAATAAAATAAAAGAATTAACTTCTGATGCTCAACGTTTGGGAGCTACTACTAAATATACTGCTTCGGAAGCTACTGAATTACAAATAGAGTTAGCAAAATTAGGATTTACTAGAAAAGAAATTTTAGAATCAACAGAAGCTGTACTCAAATTTGCTCAAGCGACTGGTGCTGAATTATCAGATGCTGCCGCTTTATCAGGTGCAGCTTTGAGAATGTTTAATGCAGATACCAAAGAAACTGAACGCTATGTTTCTGCTATGGCAGTTGCAACCTCGAAAAGCGCTTTATCTTTTTCATACCTTGCTACTGCATTACCTATCGTAGGCCCGGTTGCTAAAGCTTTCAATTTTACCATAGAGGATACTTTAGCATTGGTTGGAAAACTTGCAGATGCTGGCTTTGATGCTTCTATGTCTGCTACCGCTACACGTAATATTCTATTAAATTTAGCTGATACTAATGGTGTACTTGCAAAATCACTGGGAGGTCCTGTAAAGACATTGCCTGAATTGGTTATTGGTTTACAGAAGTTGAAAGAGCAGGGAGTAGATTTGAATACTACTCTTGAAATGACGGATAAACGGAGTGTAGCAGCTTTCAACGCTTTCCTTACTGCCGCTGATAAGATTGTTCCATTACGTGATCAAATAACTGGTGTAGATGGAGAGCTTGCTAATATGGCACACACAATGGGAGATAATGTGCAGGGAGCTTTGGCTAATCTTTCGTCTGCATGGGAAGCATTCATGCTCTCATTTTCTGAATCAACAGGTCCTGCAAAAGAGTTTCTTAATTGGATGGCCGATAAGATTAGAAGCATAGCTAATGATTTAAAATCTCCCGAAGATAAAATAACTCAAATAGAAACAAACTTTAGAGGACTTGCACAAAAGGATGCAAATAATAAAATATTGGAAGCTGAAAAAGAGTTTCAAAGTGAGTATAAGAGACTTCTTGATGCAGGCGATTCAGAGGAAGAAGCATATACCAAAGCTGTTATTCAAATGAAGAATAAACGAATTGAAGTGACAGCTCAAGAACGTAAGGCTTTAGAAAGAATGAAAACTGGTGCCCTGTACTCTACATCAGAATTTGAAAATATGTCATGGTTTAAAAATGCAGGTGCTAAGATGTTTGGAGTATATACAAAAGAAGCTCAAAAAGCTGATAGGGCGCAATTAGAGTTTTCTAAAAATTTCTTTAGGATATATTCGAGTGATGAATTTAATGCTGGACTTGATAAAATTGCAGAAAAATTTAATCCAAAGAATGAAAATACAGAAAGTACTTTCAAAAAACCTCTCACTGATAAGGAAAAACGCGAATTGGAGAAAGCTGCACAGGAGAAATTGAAAATCCAACAGACTTACCAAGAATCAGAACTTTCCCTTATGGATGAGGGATTAGAGAAAGAACTTGCCCGTATTGGTATTGAGTATTCAAAGAAGATAGCTGCTGTTAAGGGATATAGTAGGGAAGAGATTGCAACCCGGAAGAATCTTGCTAAAGAGATGCAGCGTGCTCTTGATGAATATTCCATCAAGTATAATTCAGATCGTGAAAAGAAGGATATTGAAAACGCCCTTACTGTTGTTAGAAAAGGTTCTAAAGAGGAATTGGATTTAAAACTTCAACAGTTGGAACTTCAACGTGAGAGTGAAATTGATGCAGCAGAGAAAACTGGTGAAGATGTGTTCCTCATTGCTGAAAAGTATGCAAAGAAGAAAAAGGAGTTGTATGAGAAGTATGCTTCCGATCAAATTTCATTGATCGCTGAAAATGCATCTCATGAGCAAAAGATTCGTGATGAAGAACACATCATGGATATGCTTGCGTTGAAAAAGAAACTGGCTTCTAAGCAAATTACACAGCAGGAATATGCGGCAGAGGAATACCGGTTACGGCTTGATTATGCTCGAAAGACTACCGAAGCCGCTATTGATGCCTTAGAATTGGAACTTCAAGCTGATAACCTTAGTGCGGATGATAGGGCTAAGATTGCCGAACAGTTGCAGAAATTAAAGGCTGATCTTGCCGAAGAGGAAGCAGAAGCAGAGATTGCTGCTATCAATAGTGTTACCAAGGCAGATGAAAAAGCGCAGAAAGAACGTCAAAAGAATCTCAAAAAATGGTTGCAGACTGCATCTCAAGCTGTCGGTGCAATCGGTAGTCTTGTCAGTACTGTTTATGACGGTCAGATTGACCGAATAGAGGAAGAACAGGATGCAAACGATGAGAAGTATGAAAAAGATGTAGAACGTTATGAAAAGCAGGCTGAACAAGGTGCCATATCGGAAGAGGAAGCCGAAGCCCGTAAACGTTCTGCAAAAGCTGCTACTGAAGCCAAGAATGAGGAGCTTGAAAAGAAAAAGCAAGAGATTGCTCATAAACAAGCTGTATGGGAGAAAGCAACGAGTATTGCCCAGGCTGGAATAGCGACTGCACTTGCTATTACTGAAGCGTTGCCCAATATCCCGTTATCAATCTTGATAGGAGCATTGGGAGCTATTCAAGTGGCAACTATTCTCGCTACACCGATTCCTTCTTATGCTGAAGGAACGAAAGACGGTGCTCATCCGGGCGGTAAGGCGCTCGTGGGTGATGCTGGTAAACATGAGGTTGTCATGTATGCCGGTAAAGCATGGGTGACACCCGATACTCCTACACTTGTGGATCTTCCTAAAGGTGCACAGGTATTTCCGGATGTGAGCTCTATTGATTTGCCTGATTGGGATGTTCCGGAATGGGATGTTCCCTCTCTTTCTCCCACCTTTGTAGGAGTGGATACTACTGGTGAACCTATTATTTTCAATGATTATAGTGATTTGAAATATGAAATAAAGGGCTTACGTCATGAACTACGCAGTATTGGTAAGCAGCAACATAAAGATGCGTGTGCCCGTGATTATAAATATTATATGCTTTCCCGGTTATGATTGAAAGATTGAACCAATTATCTCTATATGATTTTATAGAGCTTTCATGTGGTGATTGCTCCGTATTACTTTCACCAGATGAGGATATTAATGAGATGGAATTAAAGAAACGTTCATCTGATTTGATAATAGAGTACAAGAAGATAACTAATCCGTCCGGATTGAAATCTGTGTTAGTTGATCGTGAGGATATGATAAAAGAGAGGACACGTGTTTTGCTTTTTAAAGTTTGTATTTCTCTGATTGCTATTGATGCTTATGAAGATGTCCGGGAGACTTTGGCTTTGTTATCATATGATACGAAATCCATGTCTGATGAACAAGTTAAGTCTAAAGTTGAAGAATTGTTGCGATCTGCTTTATTTGAGCAAAAGAGAAGCGATGATATGCGTTCTGATGAGAAGAAAGAAAAAGTTACTCCGGAACAGATACGTTCTTCTTTTGATGCTGAAATAGCTTTTCTTATGACTTTTTTTAAAATGAATATTGATGTCCGGAACATAAATGCTGCTGTTTATGCAAACATCGTCCATCAGGCAGATGTAGAGATAAGCATGAAGAAGAAAAGGACGTAAATGTTATATTTCATATTGATATAGAATTAATTAAATCTCAATTACAATCGAATTTTTTCGAAGGTCGTTAGTAACTCCTTTTTAGGAATCACAAACGACCTTTTTTATGAATAGAAAGAACAACGCAAACTGCATAAATAAGCGTTTATGCAATGTTTTATTGTCAGAACTTCGTACCTTGGAAACGAAGTGTGATCGGATAACATTTGAAGTATCCGCAGTAAAAGAAATGATTGCCTCGTTACCCCCTGACATAGGCACTATCATTAGTTCTATCGAGCGTTCTGCTAAAGAAATGCACGAACAAAGCATAATGCATCGGGAATATGTGGAAAGGTGCATTAATGGTGAACCTAAGATACACCTAATAAGGAGGGCTGACAATGGACTTTGAAAAGGAAGTATCAGAAATATATCCCTGGATATTACGTGTAGCGAAAAGATTCTGCCGATCTATGCAGGATGCAGAAGATTTAGCCGGTGACACGGTGTACAAAATGCTTATAAATCGTGATAAGTTCGATGTATCAAAACCTTTGAAACCGTGGTGCCTTGCTGTCATGCAGAATACTTATATTACGCAGTACAATAGAAACTCTCTCATACATTTTATTGGATATGATTCAGCAGTTGAAAATGCTTCTTCTGATTATGCTTCTAATTTGGCAATGTTTAATGATGTTGTGTCTGCCATTCGCCGGTGTGCCCAAAAATCATGTTGTATGGATAGCTTAATATATTGTGCCCAGGGATATTCCTATGACGAAATAAGTGAACTGTTGAATGTTCCGGCTGGAACAGTCCGAAGCCGCATTTCATTTGGTCGGAAGATGTTATATCAAGAACTTGATTATTAATTCGTTAAAAATGGTTTGAAAAAGGCTGTTGAAGAAAAAAAATATCTACTTTGTTAGGCTATTACCTAACAAATGGTTATATTTGCAATACCAAATAACATAAAAGTCAAACCAAAAAAGTGAATTATGGAAACAAAGTCTAATTTTAGAGCCAGAGTGATGAAGTATGCTCATCATCTCCTTTCAACAACAAAAAAGAGTTGGAAATATTGCCTGCTAAAAGCGTGGGAGCTTTACAGACTTGCTAAAAGAATGAGAAGTGGTGAAGTTAAATTCGCCTATGAGAAAGTGAATGGCAGTATTCGCTACGCTATCGGTACTCTTAAAAATGTACCTGCAGGTGCAACAAACAAGGGTAAACGTATGACAAAGCCTTCTTATAAGACTTTCTCTTACTTCGATGTTGATAAACAGGAGTTTAGAAGCTTCAAAATAGAGAACCTTGTAACCGTGTATTGATATGACTCCATTAGAATACTACTCAAAGAGAAAAGAGGATAGCAGGCAAGAGCTTGCTACCCTCATAGCACAAGCTAATCAGCTCATAGGTGATACACATAACAGCCTCAACACTCATACTAATCAAGTGAGCAATATGGGGAATATAAAAATGCTTTCTCAACAATTACAGCAGCTAATAAGCCGTATTGAACTGGAGAAGCAAAAGGGGGATATGCTTGAAAGTATCTGCCTGACACTAACCATAGAAGGGTAAGCATATGAAAGCAACTTTATTAAAAGTCACCGGAGAAACAGTTGAAATTTCTCCGGTGAATGGGAACTGCTTTACCCTAGAAGAAGTGCAGAGTTTAGTAAACGGCTATGTTCAAGTCATTGATATTTGCCCTAATAAAATAATGATAATGAATGAGGAGGGTAAATTCCACTTTGAGTTGAATGTTGAGGCTACTCGGATTGCATTAATGAATAGTGCTATTTTTCCCGATGATTATATAGCCGGTGACGCTATTGTGTGTGATGATACTATGTTCTAACCCTTTAATTTCAGAAAATATGAAAACAATTTATAGAGTAGAATCACCAACCGGTGAAGTTCGTGTATTGGAAGTGTCTCGCAATGAGACTGGATATAATGTTTACATAGATGATTCAAACATCTGTGAGAGCATTACTGAAGAAGAACTTACAGAAGCATTAGAGAACCCCAATTTTTAAATATGAATCAGAGTTTTCCATTTTGGAAACAACTAATAACAGAATAGATGAGTAATAGTATTGCAGCCAATGATATCATTCAAAATATCGACGATCTGTTAGCTGAATATCCGGTTGATGAATGTATTAGCATCTTACAGGAAGTGGTAAAGCAGATAGATGTGCGTATTAAGGATTTTAGTGAACATATATAATAATAAAGATATGAATAATATATTTACAATTTGCTATTCAAAAGAAGAAGCTAACGAAATTGGACATTTCATAATGCGAAAAGGCTATGAAGGTGTTCAAAATGATAGTTACAGATATTGTCGTGAAGCGATTTGGTGGGCTTTTAAAGAAACTAAAAGACATCATTCGTGTTTCATATATGTTGGCGTTAGAGGTTGTCAAATGATTGTGTCCAGGACTAAAAGGGGACTTCGCAGGAACGGACTAAAATACATTGAGAAGAAACGAATGTTTTACAACTTATTGAGTAGGTATTAAGTTAATAAAAATAAAGAAATGTAACAGTTTTAAATATGACAAGAAGAAAAAAATCATGCACTGATTGCGAGTTTTGCAACGATGCTGAACCTGTTGATGGATTACGATATTTCTGTGACAAGAAAAATATATATTTCGATCCATACAAAACAATCACCTGTCGTCTTTTTCGGCAAGTAAGTTCCTCTGTGTTGAGGATACGCGCTCGATGGGCAGCAATGCAGCTTGCGAAAAAGAAAGCTGCTGAAGAAAAAGAGCGGCAACTCGCACTAATGCTCACACTGCCATACTGGCTTCATGTTGGGGCAGAGTTCATAGAAACTTGTTCTGGTTATGAAGGAGTAATCACAGACATTGACCCGACACGTGAAGATGGCATAATTTACCGACCGACTAATCGACCGGGGTGGGATGGCATTGATGGATATGATACCGCTGATAGTATTATAGAACGTACTGAACGCGGTATGTTGATATTTCGAAATTATACTCCCGAACCGTTAAAAGACGGATTCCGATGGTCTGATATTGAATGGGATTCGGGGCAAATAATCTATTCAGAACAACGCCCGGATGGTAGAACGGATGAGTACTTAAAAGAAAGATACGAAGTGGTAAAGCCTGAATGGATATAGGTTTTTTAGTATGTTTGAAAAGGAGTAATTAAAGATAGAAATGAAATAAATAAAAACGATAATTCTACATTATTCTCTTAAATTGTTACCTTTGTGTTTGTAATAAGCTCCTTATACAGTTTCTTGACTTATACGGTAGAAATATGAAATAGAAACTACTATGAAATAAATTCAAATGAACACTATAATATGATGAATGTTGATTTATATACAATTGATTGGACTGCTATAGGATCAATAGCAACTGCAATTGCTATGATAATTGCTTTTAGGTCTATAAGCGTATCTAATAAACAAAATAGAGAGAATCGCAAACTTCAAGTTTTATTAATTCGTAGAGAACAAGAACAAAAAAGGCTTGATGAAATGGTAAATAATATTTTAGATATTAGTCACTCCATGAAGCCTATTGATATTCTTGACTTTTCTTCAAAGTGGATAGATAAAACATTTACGACAGAGGATAGACGCAAAATTGACCGCATGGCAGATCAAGATCAATTGAATAATATCCGGTTAAGGATTCAACTAATAAAACTAAAAAACTATCCTGTTGCGAATCCATTATTAGTCCACCTAAATAAAACCAGAGAAACTTATGGATTATGGGTAAAATGTATCAACTTACTACATATGTTTTTAGAATCTGAAGATAAACTCACGGCAGAGGAACGGGAGGTAAATATTGCAAATATAGTAACTCAGATGGAAGAAGAGTGTAAAAAGATAGATCCTAATTATAAATTGATAATAGAGGGTATTCATAAACAAAGAACAAATATAGTAGATATAGCCAAGGATGTAATGAACATTTTTGAATCAGAAATATCAAGGCAAGTCCAAGGTCACAAACAAGCTTTTGAAAAGGAATTATATGATTTTGTTAAAAAAGAGCAAGAAAGGATTGACCGTATTATAGAATAGAAAATGAGGTAAACCGAGTCTTACTAAGTAGGAATTAGCTCTTTTCTACATTGGATTTACCGCTTATTATTTATCTTTGCATAAAATGTTCAAATAAAACTATAAACAATGATGTACGAAGGATTAAGAATTGATTTCACTATGTGGCATATTGTAGGTGGTATTTACGGATACAAAAAATTAATAAGACTTCCTCGAAAACAAAAGAAAGCGTTAAAGAAAAGCACTTTGCGGGATGTTATTGCAAAAGATAGAAACTACCTAAAAGAATGTCCACGGCCTAAAAAAATGCCAATATTTAGTTATAAACAACTTGATTAGCATAATAAATAAGGGAGGAATTTAATAATGATAGTACAAGAGCTAATAAATAAGCTGATTCAAATTGAAGATAAATCAAAAGAAGTTCGACTGTTAAGTGCTGATCACTCAAACGAAGCAATAGGTGAAATATCCATTGATGAAAATATTGTTTATTTGTTAGGAGAATAAAAATAAATGCGCATGGCTTAGTTTTCGATGCGAACCCTTTGAGAATGTGCCTTTGGAAACAAAAATCTGAAAGAGGTTAGACATTTGCCCCACATCTGGGGCGAATTGTCGTTCAAGAATCATATATTTGTCTCAAAATACTATTTATGATACGTGAAATTATAATTGAGGCCCTCAAGAAAAGGGGAATAAAGCAGATTGAATTAGCCAGGCATTTGGATATAAATAGAAGTTCTCTCAATGCCTTTTTAAAAGGCAATGGAAAAATTAGCTTGGCGAATGTCGAAAAGTCGTTTTTGTTCCTTGGCATAGAAATGGTGTTGAAAGACAGGTAGTTATAGAACGTTTTCGCAAAGTGTTATTTTCAAGAATTTAGCCAATCGGGAAACCGGTTGGCTTTTTCTTTATATTTGCCCATGAAAGTTTTAACCCTATAAAAATGCTTTGCAAATATGTTCTTACAGTAGCTGGTACCACGCATGAACTTCCTAAATCTTGTATCCGGAATTGGGATGAGATAAAACGTACACTCAAACGTGATGGATTCGGTGGAGTTATTAGAACATTCACATCTAAGTTTGAGTTTGTAGGAGAAGCTTATGAGTTGCTTCTCGATGAATGGGTAGAAAAATATCTGTTTGCAGACGCTCGGATCGCAATTTACGAAATCAATAATCAGCACACCTATGATATTGTTATCAATAGTAAACTGGATTTCGGTACCTTCGATAATTCGGGCTATACGATATCAATGAATACGGTTGATAATAGTACTGCTACTCTTATTAAGGCTAACAAGGGAACACAATACGAGTATCTTGTAGATGAAATAAAGGCAGTGCATCAGCTATATTATGATAGGCTAGATATGCAAAATATACTAAACTTCTCTATTGGTGATACATATACCGTAAACCCCATTGAACTTGCAGATGTCTATGTTTCCAGTTATAGTAATGAGATATCCAAAGGAGGCTATCTTGAATATGACAAAGGAGAAAAAGGCGTAGTTGCTGATCTGCTCGGTGTCCCGGCATCGGGCATTAAGGCTTATGTGGAAATGGATGTTGAATATGAGAATAGCGGGGATGCTGAATATGCAACATTCACTCTTTCCTCTTGTGGGAATACTCAAGCAGTGAATATCAGTAAAGGAGAAACTAAAACAATAATATTGAGCATTAGCGTGAGTAAGGCTTCATTTGATTCTTATGGTCAAAGAAAGATGGTGTATTTTTCTATCAGTTTGAAAGCTTCTCATACTACTTATGCAAAAATCAACATTAAGAAGATTAAAGAGTTTAAGGTAACTTATAATTCTATCAGTGATCCTATCTACATTGATGCAATAACACCTACAAGGGTATTGAATTGTTTGCTTAAAAGTATCAATGGAGGAAAAGAAGGCATTACCGGTAAGATTGCAAGCAATTATGATTCCAGACTTGATAATTGTGTTATAGTAGCTGCTGAAAGTATTCGTGGCATACCAGATGCGAAGTTATATACTTCTTATACAAAGTTTGTTGACTGGATGGAATCTGTGTTCGGCTTTGTTCCTGTAATTGATGGAAATATTGTTCAGTTCGTTCACAGAGATACACTGTTTTCCACAAGTATAATCAAAGAATTTGAAGTCGACCATACTGAATTTACTTATTCTGTTGATGAGAAGCTGATTTATTCGTCTGTTCGTGTCGGCTATGACAAACAGGATTATGATTCCATTAACGGACGTGATGAATTCCGGTTTACGACAGAATACATGACTGGCGTAGATATTACTGATAATAAACTGGAGCTTATTAGTCCTTATCGTGCAGATGCCTATGGTATTGAGTTCTTAGCACAAAAGAGAGGTAAGAATACTACTGATAATGAAAGTGATAATGACGTGTTTTTTGTTGGAGCTGCTGATTCTATATTAACGTCTGGGGTGATGTGCTATAAACTCATTAGAACCGGATGGAATATCAGCGGCGTGTTGAATCCGGATAAGATGTTTAATGTGATGTATAACCAGCGTGCTATGTTGCTTGCAAACAGCAAGTATATTGGTATTAGCGCTGATAAGCTTGAATTTACTTCTTCTGATGGCAACAGTGATGTTGTGATTAACAACATTGCGTTAAAAGATAATTTTGTGATATCTGAAAAGTTGGCCACTTGTGGTAAAGTTGGATTTAATACCTATGATGAAGTTATTCCTTCTCCTGTGGATGGTATAATTACTCTTGTTAAAGATGAGTATTTGTATAAGGGATTTTTGAGTGAAGCAGACGGACAAATAGAACGGTTTGACGGGCTTAAATATGAACTTATAGTGAAATCTATCTCTAAAGCTTAAAATATTATGTTGAAAATAAGTCCTTTTACCCCTTTGTTTTTTAACCCTACTACGGACCGGTTCGGTGCGAAGAGTAAATACATTCAGAAATTTGCAAGCTCTGATATCATATTCATTGAGTTGATAGGTGACAAATCAGATGCAGTGCCTGCCTTGGTTGTACGAGATTTAATTAATGAACGTCAGGATTCTATTGAGTGGCACACATGGAATATGAATAATAATCAGATAATCTACTTTCACATTATTACAGGGCTGAATAGCGGTTACTACGATGTGTTAATTGGTGATTCCTGGAGTGAGATATTCAAAGTTACGAATGATAGTGCCGAACTTAATGAGACTACTGTAATACAGTATTCAATGAAAGATAACCGACAACGGACGGATTGTATCTTTTGGATTGATGGTATGCAATATTTCTTCGATTTCCGTGCCCCCGGTGGATTCAAAGATAATAACTGGTCATTCACAGTAGATAACGAACAGTTTACCACTGCTGATGGTGATATCGTAGAATTGTATAGCCGTGAAGCTACACAGAAGATATTTACTTTAGGTAATTCTATTGGTTGCCCAGTGTGGTTTGCTGACTTTCTTAACCGTATTCTATGCTGTAACTATATCTATTTTGATGGTGTACGTTATGCAAGAAAAGACGGTGGTGTTCCTGAATTGAATCAAGAAATCGAGGGATTGAAAAGCTTTGTCTTCAATCAGCAGTTACAGCAGATAAAATCGCTTGATCCTGTTTTGGAATGGAATAATCAGGTTGCGATGAGACGTGTACAAGGTGATAATTACAGAAAAACGGATACTGGGGATATGCGTAGTATCAAATTTGGTACAGAAAAACCTGTAGCAGAAATTGGAACTTATATCAATATGTCTAATGCTACTCCAAATACTGGCACTTCTATCAACAGTGATACAATGATCACAGTGAACAGTATTCATCATCCGGGCGGTGATGAACAATCATATTGGGATTTAATCACCATTAAGACTACTGACATAGACAGTAAGTATATTGGCAGGAAAGGTTATGGTAAACTGGTGATAACCGGACTTGATAGCTTGAAAAGTTCTTTGGATGACAGTTTGATAAATTTACGTGCCATTCTATACACAGGTGGTCCATATAGTAATCTTATTGAGGGTAGTGTAGTTAGTAGAGATGGAGTCTATATTTTAAAGGGAGTAGATGCCGGAGATGTAGGTACCGGAAAAGAATTCCAGCTTTATCTTGATTACATGTATGACTATGATATTGATAATATTGGTATGACCATTGAGTTAACGTGGGTATATGATAATGATTAGATAATTCATTAAAAGAATAATTATGACAGAAACGGAGAAACAGCAGATTGTCAGCCTTGTGCTGCAAGCGTTAAAGACAAATAGTTTCACGATAGAGCAGCTTACTGCCGTGAAATCTTTGTCTGATGATATGTATGTTGAGATTAGTGGTGGGCGGAAAATATTGGTACAGGATTTAACTGACGCTATATCCGCTTATATTAATAAAGATTTGGAGGATTTTAAGAATCGTATTACAGATGCAGAGAAGAGTATAACTGAAGGAGATGCTGAACTGTTGAAAAGGATATTAGGCACTTCAACAAAATCAAATCCTCTTACTGATCCTTTTAAAAGTTTGGGTACGATTGATTCACTGGCTAACTTAAAATCAAAACTCAATTCTTTATATGAAGGTAATTCCTCTGTTGGAAATTACCGTTGTGTATTTGCGCCTGGTTCTACCAGTATTCCTCTCAATATTCAAGTAGAGCGGTTGGGACTCAATAATGTTTATCAGTCGTTTACATCGTGCATCCAACTTGATGCAATGAATAACAGTACGGCTACTGAAGTAACCGTAGGACCGGTTATTACTTTGTCCCGGAGTGGTGTTGTTTCCAGTGGTAACACAACTTGGGGGAAATGGATGTCAACCGAAGCTAAATTACAGGAAGCTCTTGGAACAAAAGAGACATCTAAAAGTGATGATGGCTCTGTTTGGGGAGAATTGAAAAAACTATTGGCAGCCATAAATGTTTGTGGTAGTATTGTTATAGACTTGGATTTCTTGAACGATCTAAGAGATTTAGATGAGGTGTTTGGTACTGCCGGCTTGTTTACTTATCGGTATAATGAAGATGAACGAAATGAATTCAAGGATATAAAAGGTCTTTTGGCTACTACGATACTTGATGAGAACATTTATGAACAAATACGCTATGAGTGTGGGTTCGTATATCAGAGACAGCGAAAAAACGGAGAGTGGGGTAGTTGGAGAATAACGAGCGTTACTGACTATAATGTATCTTTATATCATGTCGATCCGAGTGATAATACAAACAGATTCACATTAGATAAGGCTATATACCTTGTTCCTATTGAGCTAAGGAACATTGGTATCAAATGTTCATTCTTAGATAAAGTAGGTAAATATCATACTTATGTATATGTCGGCAGTGATTATGTACCGGACTCATGGAATGAGGTTAATACCTATGAAGATGCAAAAGGCAAAGGGTATAAGGGTACTGAAGAGGATTTCTACAAGAATCTGTCAAATATAGATATGCTTCATTTTTTCAATACAGTCCTTTATACTGATATTGATTCTGTTGTTAACTCCGGCTATTATATTGTGGCTGATGCAGACACTTATTCAAGTGATATTTTAGTTGTGTCCCGGTACGGTGAGGATGATGCCATTACCCAAATCTTCCTGTCTACGTATTATACCGGTGGTGTGTTGAAACAACGTAAGATGACAGGTGAGAAGTGGAGTGAGTGGGAAGAAATCTCCGGTGGTTCCGGTTCAGGTAGTGGCTTTTATAACGTAACTAAACTTCATCCTTTAAATACTGGCTTCTATACAAAAGAAACAGCAGTAACAGCCGTTTCTGGAGCTAAAGTCAAGGATGAAGAGAAGCCCGGCATGATTATTACTTTCGAGGAGTCTGCTGGGAAATGGAAAGATTATCGTTTTGAATCAAACGACATAACAGCTTTCGATCAGCCGGCTGCTTGGAATGAATACGGTGGTGCAGGAGCTGTGAAAGAAATTACTTTCAACGGTGAAAAGCATACTCCGGATGAAAGTGGTGGTGTATCTTTCAATGTCGAAATTCCTCAAACAGATGAAAGTTTGGATGCCAACTCAACAAATGCCATTCAGAACGCTCCTGTAACTGCTAAATTTAATGAGATTGAAGCCAATACTGTTTTCACACTCGAATCCGAGGTTGACGAGGATAATAATACTGTTAAGCTAAGTTTGAAAAACAAGTCCGGTGCAGAAATAGCCAGTACGGAATTTCAAGGCGGTACAGGCGGTGGCGGCGGAGAAACCGGTACTGCAACAAAGATTGTCCTCAATGCTTCGGTAGATAACAGCATTATCAAAGAGGGTGGTTCTTCTCATCTTACCTATTTCTACGATCACCAATATAGTTCCGGAGATGACAAGGGCGAATCTACTGGGCAGAAAGCTACGCTTACCATACAGATGCTTCGAGGTGCTCAAACTGTGTACACAGAGACTATTAACGATGTATCTAAGGGTACATATACCCTTGATTTGAGTAAGTATTTGCTTTTGGGAACAACGGATATCTATGTAAAGGCAACAACTACCGATCCGGAAGGCAAGAAGCAGACTAAACAGGCATACACGTCCGTCAAAGTTATTACGTTATCTTTGAGTTCTACTTATAACATTGCTTCTCCTGTTGGCGGCTATGCAGCCGGTGCAACTGCATCCATTCCGTTCACCATTTCGGGAACAGGCAACAAAGTTGTCATGTTGTATGTTGATGGTGTTCAGAAAGACTCCAAGACTATTACTAAATCCGGGCAAACGAACAGCAGCTTCAGTATTTCCATGTCTGACCTTTTACCTGGTCGGCATACCGTGCAGATGGTTGCTGAAATGGAAGCTTCTGCCGATCTTACCGTTCGCTCTGAAAGTATCTACTTGGATATATTCAAAGAGGGTTCTTCTGCTCCCAGTATCGGCATGATGCATCGCTTCCCGGACGGCCGCATCTTTACGGATGATCATTTGACACCACGCCTTGAAGTCGGTCAATATGAGAAACTGCAATTCGATTTTGTTGTTTACGATCCGAGCAAAACCCCTGCTGAAATGTCCGTGTACAACAATGGCACCAAAACACAGACAGTAAGTGTGCCGCGTACCGTTCAGGTATATACAAACCGGTTCACCGAGCAGGGAGAGTATGCAATGCGGTTCTCTTGCGGCAACACTGAATATGATTTCTTAGTCCACGTTGCAAAATCCTCTATTGATATCGAGGAAGTACAAGCAGACCTTGATTTAAAACTTTCGGCTGCCGGTCGTAGTAACACCGAAGAAAATCCGGCAGTTTGGACTGATGGCGAGGTAACAACCAAGTTTACCGGGTTTGATTGGAATAGTAATGGTTGGACTGGTGACTCTTTGCAGTTAACTAATGGAGCTACAATAGAGATTCTTAAACAACCCCTTGCCAATGATGCCGTATCGAACGGTGCTACGTATGAATTTGAATTGAAGTGTTCGAATGTAACTGATCGTAACGGTGTCATTCTTTCGTGTATGTCCGGTGGAATAGGATTCCAGATGACAACACAGGAAGCGAAAATAACCGCTTCCGGAGGAAGTTCTGTCAATACACTTTTTGCTTCCGATCTGAATCTGAAAATAGCTTTCGTTATCGGCAAGAAGTCCGGTACTCGTTTGATAGAATTGTACGTAAATGGTATCCGTTGTGGTGCGAAACAGTACTCACAGACTGAAAGTATGAAGCAGGAAGCTCCGGTAAATATTACTGTATCTTCCGATGCAGCCGATATCGAGTTGCGCAATTTGCGTATCTACCGGCGTGGTCTGACTGATGATGAAGAGCTGACCAACTACATGGTAGACCGTCCGACATCAGAGGAAATGGTTGTTCTATTCCAGAAAAACGATGTTATGAATGACGACGGCTCGGATGTGGATATAGAAAAGCTTCGTGTACAAGGTAAATCTGTCATGCGCTTTGTTGGTGATGTCGAACTTGTTAATGCAACGAACAACAAAAAGTTTGAAGTGCCTGTTGACGTGTATTTCTATTCTGCATATGGCAAGGAGTATGATTTTGTACTTCGTAATGCAGGACTTCGGATACAGGGTACATCGTCTACTACCTATCCGCGAAAGAACTACCGTATCTACTTTGAACGTTTCGATAAATATGGAACGACTTTGGAAGTGAATGGTGTCGATGTTCCGGACTTGATGTATTCATTCAAACCCGGCGCCAAACGTGTGGGTATTTTCTGTTTGAAGGCTGATTTCTCCGACTCATCATCAACGCACAATACTGGTGGTGTGAGACTGGTCAATGACACATGGAAGAAATGTGGCTGGCTGACACCCCCACAGGAAATAGACGGCAGTGTTCGTATCGGTGTTGATGGTTTTCCGATGGACTTGTTCTACGATAATGATAATACCGGTGTAAATACCTATTTGGGTAAGTACAATTTCAATAACGAAAAGAGCGATTCTCACAATGTCTACGGTTTTGAAGGTATTGCCGGATTCAATGATTTAGCCGCTTTGAATGGCGACCGTAACAAATGTATCTGCCTTGAGTTCTTGAACAATTCTCATCCGTTGTGCCTCTTCGGTACTTCCAACATAACTGCTGAAAACTTCGCTGACGGTTTGGAATTCCGTTTTAAGCCGGATAAGACATGGGAAGATGCCGACCAAGAGGATAAAGACGCTGTAACCCGCCTTTGGACATGGATTAATTCGGTAAAAAATGACCCCGCCCGGTTCCGTGCAGAATGTGCCGATTACTTTAATGTAAACAGCTTGTTCGGTTGGTACATAATCACTGACTATTTGATGGCTGTTGACAGCCGGGCAAAGAACATGATGTTCTGCACTTGGGACGGTGTTCACTGGTATATTCTTCCTTATGACATGGATACGATTTTAGGCGGACGTAATGACTCCGTACTGAAGTATGACTATACTATGACATGGGAAACCTTTGATGATTCTATTGGCTCCTATGCAATGGCCGGTCACGACTCCATACTTTGGAAACTTGTCCGCTCTTGGCCGGAGAAATTGCAGGAAGTTGCCGGGAATATCCGTAGTAATATGAGCACCGAGTATGTACTTGATATCTTCAATAACCAACTGATGGGTAATTGGTGCGAGAGGATTTATAATAAGGACGGAGAATACAAGTATATCAAGCCTTTAACAGAGGGTGTTACGACTTCGGAGGGTACAAAATACTATGACTACCTGTACGCCCTTCAAGGTAGTCGTTACGCTCACCGTACATTCACGATCCAAAACCGTTTTGCTCTTTTGGATAGCCAATATCTTGCAGGTACATACCGACAGGATTCATTCCCTATCTATTTTGGTTATAAGTTCTCTACTGATAAGCGTAAGGTTAAGATAACCGCCAGCGAACGTTATTACTTCGGCTATGGGTACACGTCCGGCGAACCGAAACAAAGTGGTGTGCTCGCTGAAGATGCCGGCAGTATTGTCGAACTGACGCTCGACACGGATTTGATAGTCAATGATCCTCAATACTTCTACGGTGCATCCCGTATGTTAGGTCTTGATCTGACTAATGTTAGCCATGCTATTGTCGGTACTCTAAATCTAAGCAATTGCGTAGCATTGCGAGTTTTGAATATCAGTTGTTCGGCTACGCAAAAGACCATGAACGCACTTTTAGTTGACAAGTGTAAGAATCTGCGTGAGTTGAACCTTACCGGGTTGCAAAGTGAAAACTTTACTTCTATGGATTTATCTTCAAATTCCAAACTTGAGACTTTCCGTGCTGGTAAATCTGCATTAACGGGAGTATCTTTTGCACCTGGTTCTCCCTTGTCCGTTGCTGTTCTTCCTGCTACTCTTCAGACGCTTGAATTACGATACTTGAACAAATTATCTAACGACAATCTGACATTAGAGGGTACGGTTAATACTAATCGCCTTGTTGTCGATAGTTGCGCACTGATCGACTGGCAAAGACTGCTCACAGCGTGTCCGGCTGTCAGATACCTTCGTATTACTGGTATTGATATGGAAGGAGACGGTACGCTGATTAGAAACCTTATGGAAATGGGAGGTGTTGATGAGAATGGCGGTAATGTATCTTCCTGTCGCCTGGTGGGAACCTATCGTCTTACCCGTTCCATGACTGATGAAGAATATGAAGCAGCCGTTGCTCATTTCCCGGAGCTGACCATCATTCAGCCTAAATATACGATGATTGAGTTTGATGACACTGTTGCCGATGATGCTAATATCAGCAACCTCGACAATCTGACCGGCTATAAATACGGTAACAGCTATGTAGCCAACGGACATATTACTAAGATCCTGGCTAAACGTCATCGTGTTTTAGGTAAGCAGACTGAGAAAGGTAAAATGGTGATTTGCAATCTACACGATGAGAACTCTAATTATTATGCCGATTCAGAGAAAATATCCGGTGCTACTCCTGCCAAATTGGATAGTACGGAGGGTGATCTTTGGATGTATGAACCTCACTATTGGTATAAAGGAATTAATGACTACCTTAACAACAAGAAGTACACCTGTTACAGTTCCAATACCGAAATTCCGGATATACCGGTATGTGATAAAGTTTATCTTTCCAATATCCGGGAATCCGGGCTTTATAAGGAGAAATCTAAGATTCTGATTGGTCGTGCTACCTTGACGGACAGCTATTCTTCAGACACGAATTATAGTGTTTGCGGTGTCGATGTTTCCAAGCATAAGCGTGTCCGTTTCCCGACCACGTTAGGAACCGGCTTGATTGGCAGTATCTTCGTAGACGCATCCGGTAATGTTATAAAGGATTTGACCGTTCCGAGTCTTAACAATAAGTTTGCTGAAGGAATGTATCTTATTGCAGACGTTCCGGAAAGAGCTGCTTTCCTTTATTTCACGATCTTCAATAACGCAGAATTTGACCTTGTTGTATTATCCAACAGTGACAAGATTGAGGATATGGAGCCGGATTGGGTTGAACACCTGCCTTGTCTGACAGGTGTCGGTGAAGCAATCTCTATTGGTAATTCTCTTTATTCTGCTTTTAATACTTCTGCAAGTGTTGGTAGTATGTCTCAATCCGATTTTCACTATTATGCACAACAACGTAATTTGCAACTTGTGGACTGGGAGATGCACAAAGATGTAGCTAACTTGTTCTATGCAGCATATGGTCGTCGTGATGCACAAGATCAATGCGGTTATGGTCAAAATACAAATAACCGGATAGTCGGAACTACTGCCGTAATCGGTATGCAGGATACTGTAAGCTATGATTCAGATGGTGTGCATAAAACTGAATATTCTTGGTATATCTCAAAGGATGCCGATGGTAGAATAGTTCATACTCGTATTCCTTCAAGTAACTGTATGGGTTATGAAAGTTGGTATGGTGACAAATATGAATGGATGGATAAAGTTGGTTTACCTAATACTAATGCACAAGAGCAGTATAAGTTAAATATTGAGATGCCTGACGGTACGGTACGTAAAGTTCGTTCCGGTACAACCGGTGGTTTTGCAACTGGTATGGTTCATCAAAAATATTGTGATGTGATTGCTGCTTTTTCACAGGCTGGTAGTAGTACAACCTATTATTGTGATGAATTCCAACCGAGCGCAGCAGCTTCTCGTGTGGTCTTTCGGTCGTACTACAACGCGGCCCCGAGCGGCGGTGTCTCGTATGCGAATTGCGGTATCGATTCATCGTATGCGTCTGCGAGCTACGGTTCCCGGCTCGCCTTCCGCGGTCAAATCGAGGTCGCGGAGAGCGTTGAAGCGTACAAATCGTTGAAATCGGAATCGTAAAGCGGGAGCGAAGCGACTAAATCGGAAAACGTTTAGCCATGTTCGGATTTGTGCTGCTCTTCCCGAACGGCACAAATCCGGGCGAAGCCCGGCGAAAATATAACTTACTTAATCTTTTGTCAAGATGAATAAATTGTTAATTTTGTACCCCCGTAGGTGGATTCCCCCATAGACTCGTGTGGTCTTTCGGTCGAACAACAACGCGAACCCGAACGGCGGTGTCTCGTATGCGAATTGCGGTAACGATTCATCGAATGCGTCTGCGAACAACGGTTCCCGGCTCGGAAACAATTTAAACGAATTTGGACGTTAGTGCCTGAAGAAATTAATCGGCGTACGATAAGGAGTACGAGTTACTCATCATTGAGCCGAGGGGGATGAGCCTCAGTAACAGCAGTCGCAAGACTGGAAAACTGAAACATACATCGTTGGGTAGAGTTTGGTAGGTTTCCCTTTATTGGGATTCTCGAAGAAGTTGGGCCCAGAAAGTTGAAGGCAAAAATTATGCGTAGAGAAGGCAATATCATTGAGGAGATAATAACTCCTGAAAATATGGAAGAGTCTTTCTGGACAGTGTTGCGAGGTCGGAAACGTAAACGCAGCCGTTCAGGGAGAACTCTTATTGCGCATAAAAAAGAAGTCATTGACGAATTGACAGAAAGGATTCGTAATGGCAGTTTTAAAGTTAGTAATTTTTTTGAAAAGGAGGTCTTTGAAGGTGGTAAACTACGTCGCATCCAAATTTTTTCTTTGAAAGAACGGGTTGCTGTGCATGCAATTATGAAAGTTGTAGATGAACATTTGCGAGGTCGTTTTATCCGGACTACATCTGCATCTATAAAAGGACGTGGTACACACGATCTATTATGTTATGTACGTGATTCGATAGGGAATGATGCACAAGGAACAGAGTTCTGTTACACTTTTGATATTCGTAAATTTTATGAGAATGTTGATCATGATTTTATGAAATACTGTGTTAATAAGGTGTTTAAGGATAATAAGCTCATTCAGCTACTTTCCGGATTCGTGGACGTGATGCAAAAGGGAATAAGCATAGGATTAAGAAGTTCGCAGGGGCTTGGTAATCTTCTGTTATCCATTTTTATCGACCATGTCCTGAAGGACCGGGAAGGCGTGAAGCACTATTTCCGGTATTGTGACGACGGGCGTGTTTTGAATGGGAGCAAAAAAGTTCTTTGGAAGATGCGTAATATTGTGTGTCTGCAGGTGGCTAAGATAAATCTTGTGATTAAAAAGATTGAACGTGTATTTCCAACCAAGCAAGGTATTGATTTCTTAGGCTTCGTTATTTATCCGGATCATACCCGTGTACGCAAAAGGAACAAACAGAACTTTGCTCGTAGGCTTCATAAAGTGAAAAGCCGTAGACGTCGTAAAGAACTCATTGCCTCTTTTTATGGCTTGGTAAAGCATGCCGATTGCAAGAATCTATTTTATAAATTAACAGGCATAAAAATGAAAAGTTTCAAAGATTTAAACGTCACTTACAAGCCGGAAGACGGGAAGAAGCGTTTTCCAGGCACAGTTGTTTCCATAAGAGAATTGGTAAATCTCCCTATCATAGTGAAAGATTATGAAATGGGTATTAAAACAGAGCAGGGAGAAGACCGTTGTATTGTCTCAATTGAGCAAAATGGTGAAATGAAGAAGTTCTTCACCAATTCGGAGGAAATGAAAAATATCCTCCAACAAATTTCAAGTATGCCGGATGGTTTTCCGTTTGAAACAACGATTAAGACGGAGACGTTCGGTAAAGGTCGAACAAAATATGTATTTAGCTAATGAAACGAGTAGAAGGAAGTTCCGGTGTATCGCTCTTTGAGTGTGTAAATCCGGTGAAAAATAAGTGGCGTGTACGTTGGGATGTACAGCCAAGTGAGCAAGAGGGAAATGCTTCCTATATGGAAGAGGAGTTCTCTTATAAGCCTACCAGTGAGGAGGTAAAGGTTATGGTTATTAACTGGTATAATCAGGAGATAAATAACGAGATCATGTCCGGATTTACCTATAATGGCATACCTGTATGGTTATCACAGGAAAACCAGTTCAATTATAAATCAGCCTATGATCTTGCAGTGCAGACAGACGGTACCTCTTTACCAGTAAGATTTAAATTTGGAACAGATGATGAACCTGTCTACTATGAATTTAATACCTTGGAAAATCTGACGGACTTTTATACTAAGGAAATGGTTTTTGTTCAGCGCACATTAGCTGCTGGTTGGAAAAAGAAAGATGCTGTTGATCTAAGTTTATATCAATAAGTCTCTTCTTAATAGATAGATGTAAGGTAGCCGGTTTTCGACTACCTTTTTTATTTCCTATAAAATTAGTCCGTTTTGTAAGTCGTTAATAAATAGCTTATTAAAAGGAAATGACTTTCCAAGATTTTTCACTTTTGGCAAACCGGTTACTATACTCAATACATTTGTCTCATACAGAATATTTTATTAATAATTAAACGCTTTGAGTATGAGTATAAAAGTATTGTATGATTGGATTTTACAGTCTAACCGGCCAGCACATGTAAAAGCTGGAGTATTCGTTTTTGTTGTGATGCTTGCCTTCTGTTTTCTTCTATTAAACATTGATTTCTGCAAATCTGCTATTGTCTCTTTAACGACAACTGCCATTGCTGCGATCATTGTTGAGTACATTCAGAAGAAGTGTGGATTTGCCTTTGACTGGCTTGACGCATTAGCTACTGTCTTATTGCCAGGACTGATTACTGTGTTTTCAATATTGATAGCTTTAACTTTATGATTAATATTATGAAATGGTTATATGAGCTATTTAATGTAGACCAGATACGAATTATTTTCGTTTCGATGTTCAGTTCTCTTCTTGCTTATTTAACGCCGACTAAAGGTTTTCTTATAGCATTAGTTATAATGTTTGGATTTAATATTTGGTGCGGAATGAGGGCTGATGGTGTTTCAATTATACGTTGTAAAAACTTTAAGTGGGATAAGTTTAAAAATGCCTTGGTTGAACTTCTTCTCTATCTTATAATCATTGAAGTAGTCTTCTCCTTTATGAGCTTGATAGGAGACGGTGAGAACTCATTGTTAGTTATTAAGACTATTACGTATGTATTTTCTTATGTATATCTTCAGAACGCATTTAAGAATCTGATTATTGCTTATCCTAGAAACAAAGGGTTTCGTATAATTTATCATGTAATACGTTTTGAATTTAAGCGGGCTACGCCTACGCACGTACAAGGAATTATTGATAGAATCGAAAACGAACTAGATAAAGAGGAAAGATATGAAAATATTGATTGATAACGGTCACGGTAGCAATACTCCGGGTAAGTGTTCTCCGGATGGTAGGTTAAGGGAATACTCTTATACTCGTGAAATTGCTGGGCGTGTAGTATTTGAATTGCGTAAATTAGGTATTGATGCGGAACTGGTCGTGAAAGAGGAAATAGATGTTCCTTTGTCAGAACGTTGTAGGCGAGTGAATGAATATAAGACTTCTGAAGCAATTCTTATTTCTATCCATTGCAATGCAGCCAGTAATGGTTCAAATTGGATGCAAGCACGTGGTTGGGAAGCATGGACCAGTGTGGGACAGACAAAAGCCGATAAGCTGGCTGACTGTCTGTATGCTACTGCTGAAGAATGTTTG